AGATCCAACTGGTGGCGTAGGTGGAGCAGATGCAGCAGCAAAAGCAGCAGCAGATGCAAAGGTAGCCCAAGATCCAACTGGTGGCGTAGGTGGAGCAGATGCAGCAGCAAAAGCGGCAGCAGATGCAAAGGTAGCCCAAGATCCAACTGGTGGCGTAGGTGGAGCAGATGCAGCAGCAAAAGCGGCAGCAGATGCTAAGCCAAAGGCACCAGCAGTATCAGCAAATTTAATGAAAGATTATAATGCTGGCGGAAAGAAACCAATGCCAGCTATTAAAGATTTACAAACAAAACTTGCAGCAGCAGGACATGATCCAAATGGTATAGACGGGAAATATGGCCCAGGAACATTTAAAGCAGTTCAAGCATTTCAAACAGCTAACGGATTAAAGGCAGATGGACAAGCTGGACCAGAAACTATAAAAGCATTATCAAATCCAGGTTTAAATATTACAGGTCCTGGAAATACGGCACCAGCAGCTCCAGCAGCTCCAGCGGCACCAGCGGCACCAGCGGCTACAACAGGTCCTGATGGTAATCCAACTTCAGTGCCAGCAACACCACCGGCTCCGGCAGCGCCAAAGACTATAGCAACAGAAGCGTCAATGAACATTTCAATGAACGGAACTGATGCAGGCGAAGTTGCAGAACTAGTAGATATTCTAAAAAATGCAGGAGTAGAAGAGCCTGAAGAATTAACAATGAAAAATATGCCTACTATGTCACTTAGTGGACCAGATAGTCCTCTTAGTAAAGGTTCAATAGGCAAAGGTTCATTTGACGGTGGACCAATGGATGACAGACCAGGAAGTAATATGGATAAATCACCATCAAGCCCATTTGACGGTGGACCAATGGATGACAAGCCAGGTAGTGCAATGGGAGACAAGAAGCCGTGTGATGTATGTGGTGGAATGCACGAAGAGTATGATGCAATTGTTGCAGAATGGGATAATAGTCCAGAAGAAGCATATGCTGATCATAACTATATGACACAAGATTTAAGTGGTGGTATTAATCGTCCAAAGAATTCGTATCCAGCAGTATCAGGTGGAGACAATCCTATGAAACTGTCAGTTAAAGAAACTCTTTTAAAGGCATTATCAGAAACTAAAAAATCTAAAAAATGGAAATAACAGGAAACTACAATGACCGTAAAAAAAGAAACTAAAAAACCAGCAGTAAAAAAAGCTACAGCAAAAAAGCCAACTAAAAAACAACTAGAGGCAAAAGCAGTAAAAGCAGAAGCGGCGAAAGTAGCGAAAGAAGCAGCAGAAGCAGCAGAAGCAGTACTTACTCAAATGCCTGGAAGTAACGGTGGTGGTATATATCATAGCACTATTAACATGGCAAAGAAACTTAAATTTTGGTAAACTATAATAACAAGTAATAAAAATAACAATTTCAATAGGACCTCCGGGTCCTATTTTTTTGAGTAAATACTGTATGAGCAAATCACTAGACGGTGTAATCACTAAAAAAGCAAATCTAAAGGAAGCATTTTCTGAAGAACAAGTTGCTGACTTAATGGCCTGTTCAGATCCTAAAGATGGATATCTATATTTTGCACGTACATTTGCTTACATACAACATCCTGTAAAAGGAAAATTGTTGTTTGAACCGTTTGAATACCAAGAACGCTTACTTGCAAGTTATCACAATTATCGATTTAACATTAACATGTTACCTAGACAAACTGGAAAGACAACGTCTGCAGCAGTATACCTATGTTGGTATGCTATGTTTCATCCTGATCAAACTATTTTAATTGCCGCACACAAGTACACAGGTGCTCAAGAAATTATGCAACGTATTAGATATGTATATGAACTTTGTCCAGATCATATTAGAGCAGGAGTTACAAACTACAACAAAGGTAGTATTGAGTTTGAAAACGGCTCACGTATTGTTAGTGCTACTACAACAGGTAATACAGGACGTGGTATGTCTATCTCGTTACTATATTGTGATGAGTTTGCATTTGTTGCTCCTAATATTGCAGAAGAATTTTGGACTTCTATATCACCTACACTTGCAACAGGTGGTCGAGCTATTATTACAAGTACACCCAACAGTGACGAAGATACATTTGCTACTATTTGGAAACAAGCTGAAGATAAGTTTGACGAGCATGGCAACGAAAGTGTGCTTGGACGAAACGGCTTTCATAGTTTTATTGCTAAATGGGACGAACATCCTGATAGAGACGAAGCCTGGAAATTAGAAGAAATTGGCAGGATTGGTGAAGAAAGGTTCCGCCGAGAATATGGATGTGAATTTTTAGTTTATGACGAGACACTAATTAATTCAATATACCTTAGTTCTATGGAAGGTAATTCACCTCTTATTAATATGGGGCAAACTCGTTGGTATAAAAAACCTTCACCAGAATACAGTTATGTAGTTGCCCTTGATCCTAGTATGGGTACTGGTGGAGACAATGCAGCTATACAAGTTTTTGAAGTACCAAGTTATGTGCAAGTAGCAGAATGGCAACATAATCAAACAGCTATTCCTGGACAAGTTAGAGTATTAGCAGACATATGTAAGTACATTGAAAGTGAAATTAAATCAGCTACATCAATATATTGGAGTGTTGAAAATAACGGTATAGGCGAAGCCTGTTTGATAGTAATACAAGATTTTGGTGAAGAACATATCCCAGGATTATTTGTAAGTGAACCAATGCGTAAAGGTCATGTACGTAAGTTCCGTAAGGGATTTAATACTACACACAGTACAAAAATATCAGCATGCAGCAGATTAAAAACTATGGTCGAATCTAGTAAGATGACTATAAACTCAAAACCATTAATTACTGAACTTAAAGGATTTATTGCAACAGGGTCTAGTTATAATGCTAAGAGTGGCAGCTCAGATGATTTAGTATCGTCGACTTTATTAGCGATAAGAATGATAGCAGTTTTAAAAGATTGGGATCCTAGAGTATATAATACCTTTACTCAAGCTGACCAGATTGACGATTATGAGCCGCCCATGCCTATCTTCATAAGTAGAAACTATTGATAAATATATTATAATGAGAAACTTAAACATCATAGCAGAAGAACTTTTTAATAAAATTAGAGGTCGCTTCCCATCAGTTACTATTGGCAACGAAAGTGGCGAAGTAACAAACTTACCCAAAGACGCAAGATTCTTTGATTTTGATTTTAAAGAAGGGGAACGTTCTTTAGGAAAAATAAGTGTTAGCTTAGACGAAAAGACTGTTGCAATTATGTACAGTAATGAGTTTGTAACACAAGAAGACACTCTTACTAAAAATGCCTGGTATGATTTTTTAAAAGAAATAAGGGTATTTGCAAAAAAACGTATGCTTAGTTTTGATACTAGAGATATTACTAAATCAAATCTTGACAAACGTGATTATAAATTTTTAGCACAGAATCGCCCAGGGGACATTACAATGGAGAGTACAATGTACGGAACAAGTAAAACAAGCTATCAAAACATTGGCGGCGCTAGATTAGCAATTAAACATTCTAGTCCAATTAACCAAGAACGAGCTGCAGGACGTACACAAAATGTTAGTGCAATTTATATTGAAAGTGCTGAAGGTGAAAGATTTAAATATCCATTCAAACATCTAAATGGCGCAAGGGCAATGGCTAGACACGTTGCAGAAGGCGGAATGCCATTTGATGACTTTGGTACACATATTGTTGGATTATCAGAAGAATTAGCAAAACTAAAAAAGTTCAAATCATACATGGGGCGTTCAGCTGTAATGGCAGAAAGTTTAGCAGGGTATAATGATATTGTTAATGACAGAATTAAAAATGTAAAAAAGACCATTGAAAATATCCAAAAAGAATCACAATATAAAAAGATATCTGAAGAGTTTATTAAACCTGTATTAGAAGATGTTCCTAGTGATGTTGCTGAAAATTGGATTGATCAACTTACTATTAAACAATTTAATGAAGAATTAAAAGATGTATTTCCGTACATTTATAAACTAGTAGGCGAAGCAACTAAAGCTAAAGAACTAGACGCTGCAAATTTATTAGACGAAGGTGCAGAAACAATGGTATGTAAAGATTGTGGCGATGAAATACACAAGCCTACAACAGATTGTGAACACGACTGTGATGACGAAAACGGTAGTAACTGGAAAGCTAAAGTTAAAGAAGGTGAACAGCCTGCAGACTCGTATGTAGTTAAGTCTGGCGACACTATTTGGGCAATTGCTGATAGATTTGCAGATAGTAATTATGATGGTGATGTTAAAGCAGGCGCTAAAGACATTATGGAATTAAATGGTATTACGGATCCACAAAGTTTACAACCCGGACAAAAACTAGAAATTGGGTATTTTATGGGCGGAATGAGCAATGGCGCATCACGAGGTCTACCGCCCGGTGGCTTCAAATCATACGATGAAGAAATTGATAAAGAATTTGAACTAATGATGGGACAGTTTGGTGAAGAAGAGCCACAACCTGACATGCCTGATGAGAGTCCGGCAGTAGGACATCCAGGATCCAAAACTAAGATTCCAGTAACTGAATTTATTCTTTCTATGTACGATAGAGAAGTAGGAGCATTTCCAAAAGGAGAAACAGCAGTATTAACAGCTATTGAAAAAGATTACGGTGAGAAGTTTATTGAACCATCTAAGAACTTTATTGAAAGAATGTATACTACATTTGCAGAACATTCTCAAACGATGCAACCAGAACAGGACGATATGGAAAGGCACGACACAGGCGAATACGACAGAATACGTGAGTTAGCCGGCTTAAGATAAGCTAGTTTAACCCACTTATAAGTTTTTATGTATTTTCTTTAAAAAAACACTTGACAAACGTTATAAATCAGTATATAATATAAACTGTGCTATAACACTTAAAGGCACTTGTAGCAATAACGCTACAGCACATAGGCATAACATTGGAGGCACTAACTATGGCATCATTAGCAGAAATTCGAGCTAAACTAAAAGAACAAGAATCACGTTCAGGCGGAAATTCTAACAGCGGCGGCGATAACGCAATTTACCCATTTTGGAATATTAAAGAAGGCGAATCGGCAACGATGCGTTTCCTTCCAGATGGTGACGACACAAACACTTTCTTTTGGAAAGAACGTTTGATGATTAAACTTCCTTTTGCAGGAGTTAAGGGTGAAACTGATTCACGCCCAATACAAGTACAAGTTCCATGTATGGAAATGTATGGAGAATCGTGTGGCATTCTAGCAGAAGTACGTGGTTGGTTTAAAGACGCAAGTCTAGAAGACATGGGTAGAAAGTATTGGAAGAAACGTTCTTATATTTTCCAAGGTTTTGTAACTGAAAATCCAATACAGGAAACACACCCAGAGAATCCAATCCGTAGATTTATTATTGGCCCACAGATCTTTCAGATCATTAAGGCAGCATTAATGGATCCAGACATGGAAGAATTGCCAACAGATTATACTGCTGGTGTAGACTTCCGTCTTAATAAAACATCAAAAGGCGGATACGCAGACTACGGCACAAGTAATTGGGCACGTAGAGATCGTCCGTTAAATGATGCAGAGATGCAAGCAGTTAACACACACGGTTTGTATAACTTTTCAGACTTCCTTCCTAAGAAGCCAGATGAAGTTGCTATCAAAGTGATGCAAGAAATGTTTGAAGCATCAGTAGATGGCGAAGCATATGATCCGGATCGTTGGAGTAACTACTTCCGTCCGAGTGGTATGCAAGCTCGTACAGGCGACCCACAAAAAACAGCAAGTCCAAATGCAACTGCGGTAAGCCAAAGTGCTCCAGCAGTTCAACCTGCTCCGGTACAACCGGCAGTAGAGGCACCTGCTCCGACTGTGTCTGAAACAGTACCTGCTCCGATAGCAGCACCTGCAACAGAAGAAGCTAAAGTAGGTGGCGATGCAAGTGATATTCTTGCAATGATTCGCTCACGTCAGCAAGGTTAATAAAGAAAACATATCTCCGGGCTTTATGCTCGGAGGTTACTTTCTAGCTTTTTATTAGGAGAAACAATGGCTAAATCATTTGATGTTAGCAAGTTCCGTAAGGACTTGACTAAGAGTATCTCAGGCATGAGTACTGGATTTAACGATCCTACTGATTGGATCAGTACAGGATCATATGCACTAAACTATCTTATCTCAGGAGACTTTCACCGAGGTGTTCCACTAGGTAAGGTTACTGTGTTTGCAGGTGAATCAGGAGCAGGTAAGAGTTATTTCTGTTCAGGTAACATTGTAAAACATGCACAGGATCAAGGTATTTTTGTAGTCTTAATTGACTCAGAAAATGCACTTGACGAAAGCTGGCTACAAGCATTACAAGTTGACACTAGTGCAGAGAAACTTCTCAAGCTAAACATGTCAATGATTGATGATGTAGCAAAAACTATCTCAACATTTATTACAGACTATCGTGCTATGGATGAAGAAGACCGTCCTAAAGTATTGTTTGTAGTTGACTCGTTGGGTATGTTGCTAACACCTACTGACGTTGATCAGTTTAACAAAGGTGATATGAAAGGTGATATGGGTCGTAAGCCTAAAGCACTAACTTCATTAGTCCGTAATACTGTTAACATGATTGGCTCACTTAACGTAGGCTTAGTATGTACTAACCACACTTATGCATCGCAGGATATGTTTGATCCAGATGATAAGATTAGTGG